GTCATGAGGTTCAAGTTGTGTTTTCAAATGTGATATTTCAGCTTTGAGTACTGCAATGTATGTTACTATTGCTTTTGTATAACTGTTGCAATCATGTTCCATATCTTCTCCATTCATAGTTAATAGTTAACTCAACGATTCATTAACGGATTGAAGTCGTTTCCTTATTTGTGAACAGTCAACACAAAGTTGTCCTGCACCTTCTATGTACCCATTACGATATACAATATTATCTGTTTTCTTGTAAATAGTTTGGTCCCCACAAGATACACATACATCATATTCTTCTACTTCTTTTTTAGTACCCATTTACTTATGTTGAATAAAATTATAGTTTTTCTTTAAGCGGACAATGCACTCCTTTTGCATTATATTTGTCTCCGAAACAATTATCATGAATCATAGTTTCAAAAACATGCATGAGTTTCCTACAACGAGAATCATGCATTTCTTTAAGCCCAATTAATAAATTTGCTAATTGGTCTTCACTAGGTGGTCCATCAGGGTCGTCTGAAACTCTAAAGAGTATAGTATCCACATCTTCAGAAGTAATCCATACATTTTGAATTTTATCTTCCAAATCAAACCTATCATATGTTGATTCATCTTCAGTTACATGTCCTGAAGCGAATGGAGGGACCATAGAATCAGTTGCATCCCAATCTGGTTTGATTCTTTCTTCGTAAGAATCTGCTTGCCCATCAAGGGTGACTGTCACCTCTTGACCATCTTCAGTATCAGTTACATCAACATGCCCACTAAGCGGAAGTTCAGCAAGTTTCTTTTCAATTTCTGCAAACTTCTTGGGGTCTTTATTAGCGACTGCTTTGTTCAACTCAACACACAATGCACTAAACTCTGCATTGAGCCAATTTGGACCAAACTCTGCATATTGTTCTTCATAATGAGACATTTTATTTTTCCTTTTTTAAGTTTCTAAATTATATAACATATTCATTTTTTTAACTTTATGCATATATTTATTTTTTTCATCCTATAAATCTATTTCCCTTACTAATATTCCAGCTAGCCCATTCTGGTTTAAGATTACTTAATGCAAAACATTCTTTAAGTTGGTCTATAGATGTAAAGTAAGATTGGGGTATTCTATGGTCTATATGCCACTCTCCTTGATTAGCCCATGTCATGCCATCTTTAAATAATGATTCTAAATGTGTATTTAGTTCTTTTACTGTATATCCAAGTAATTCTTCTGTTCTTCCTGTTTTTGTTTCTCCCCTTCTTTTGGTGAAATGACGTAGGTGCCTGCTTAGAAGGTCTTTAGTTCTAATTACAGGGTTTTTGTTGTATCGTTCCCTCTTGTATGTAGCTTGTCGTTTCCTATTTTCTGGTTTAGCATCGTAAATTTTATGCTTTTTTAATAATTCCTCTTTATTTTTTCTATACCAGTTCTGATATGATATTCTTTTACATTCCACACACGAATACCCCAATGTTCGTTTTTTAGTATGTCCCTTCTCACAGGGGTTTCCTTCATAAAATTTATCGCCATTTTCTTTGGCTATTTGTCTTGCTTGTGAATTTCTTATTTTTGAGGTTGGCATATTCACTTTTTTAAGATATTATTATCTCATATTCATGACAGGATGTCAAGTGTTTTGTTTGATTAAACTAAAAATAATCACTGTATCTTTGAGGTCTCGTCTTCTGAAAACATTGTCTTACTGCTTTGGTTTGAGCCGTTGCAGTCTTCGGCCGTACCCAACCAACGGGGTAGAGGTCTTCCGAATCACACCTTGGGCACCTCGGAAATGCACTCTTGGTGCTTCTCGTAAATGTCTTGTCACATTCCTGACATTCCAGTTTCATTTTCATTGCATATCTCAGTAATGAATTTTCAAAATACTAATCGATAGAACCCTTTTCCTATCGATAGAACCCCTTCTCGACCGGCCTCTCATACTCAGTATGACCTTTAATGCTCCATTTCTCAATGATTGGCGCACCTGACATTTCATCTTCATCGACAAGAATATACGCAACAGTTTTCAGAACCTTGGCCATTCTATATCCACGGTCCATTTCCCATGCATTGGTGACCCAAACACGATGGATGAAATCTGAAGGAACACAGCCAAACGCATAGTCCTCGTCCTTAGCACTAGAAAATTCAAAGAACTTTCCAGACCTCGCTCCATTAAAACCGCCGATGATTGAACTATCACCAATATTGAAACAAGTAGAAGAATCAGCAAACGCCATAATCAATCTCCAAAAGGGTTGTCATCACTCACTCACAGATCATATTATACAGAAATTCCTAGAGGATGTCAAGAGTTTTTTTCATTTTTTTGGAATTAAACTAACGATTGTGGAGTGTCCGACAGGATTTGAACCTGCAAATAACGGATTTGCAATCCGATGCCTTACCATTCAGCCACAGACACATCATCTCATATTCATGACGGAATGTCAAGAGTTTTTTAAAGAATACTCTCAATTATAAAGATATTTGTAACATATTACTAAAAATAGATAAAGATTCTACTCATTCCACGGTAAATCGGCATCTCCCTCAAACGGTCTAGTTCGAATTGCATCAGGTCGAGGAAAATGCCGAGTGTCATAAATCTTCATCAAAAATTCATAACCAAATGCGCCCACTTCAAATGAAATTTCAGGATGGTCTACATTTCGTGTTATATTAAATTTAAATACCACCCATGTATAATTTGAATATATGATTTGCATTTCAAAACACTTATGATATGATAACTCCTTATGATATTCCCAATAACTTTTAAACATCTGTTTTATCTCCTATGTTTAACAATTTCTGCTGGTACATATCACGAATTAGTTCGTGACCATACCAGTCAGATACAATTTCAACATTAATTGGTCCAATAAACCAAACTTCATAATCTTCAAGTTCTCCATAATCTCTCACAATACCATAAAGGTCTGATTCATCTGCTTCATTTTCTTCATGGAGATTCTTAAATTCAATATCAGACCAACCCACATCAGATAATGAACCCAATTCAAATTCATAATCCGATGCTAAAAACTCTTTACTTTCTTTCCAATTATAGTTTTCAAATTCTTCTTTTTTCATAATAATTTCACCACTACCCCATTTCCAACCTTTCGTATCTGTAGCTTTTATATCAAGCCTGGGAACCGATAATGATGTCTCAACTTCCCCGATAGACTCCCATATTGTATCAACTCGTAATTTAACCATATCTAATATTTCTATATCATCAAGCCCAAAATAATCATGTACTTCTCTATCAAGATACCAATGATTAATTTCAATCACCGATGCCTCCTTCTTCCTCCTCCATGAACTATATCCATCTGCGGCTGAAATTTTTAAACACACCCATGTAGTCATAACATCTCCTTACAATCCTCCATCGGTTTTAATGTATGCGTAATACCCATCATTAAATAAAGTTGTAGCTAATTGTTGTGCTTCTTCCATATTTTGACAATATCTTACTTTGATATCTGTGGAGACTAGCGGTTCCCATTTCACACTCTCTTTCATTTGAGCATGTATATTGTTTTTAAGCTCCTCTCGTTTCCTAGGAGCATATTCTACCCAAATATTCATTGTTTTATTCGTATTAATTCTTGTGATACACAAAAAGGCAGGGTAGCCTCAATTATCGATTGCATTTCTTCGCTAAAACCTGTTTTCTCAATTTCTTCCCATGTTAAAGAATGTCTTAACTTATCTAATACGCAAGCACAACAGGAAGCATATAATACCATACCACGGCACACCGATGGTACCTGATTCACTTCTAATGAGTCAAAACAACTATTAACAAACCTGTGAATATATGATGATGGATACCAATTTAGTATTGCATTATCGGGTTGGGCATATACGATACTTGAAAATAATATTATTGCTAACATACTATATTTCAAAACCATTTTTCACTTTCAATTCTGCGTTTACACCACAATGAGGGTAATGCATATGTTTACCAATCATTACATTTCCTTAATTTTAATATCACTTCCCTACTTTTTTTTATTGGCGGTTTCCTTTTTCTTCTTTGGAATTTTGGGTTTTTTGGTTGGTAGGGCAGATGAACGAGATTTTTTCTTGATGTTCTCAAGCACTGGATCAACCGTAGTTTCTGATTGTTTAACTGGTGGTTGTTCCACGAGAGGCGATTCCTCCCCTCGTTCAAGCATACCAGCCCACCACTGTTTTATTTTTGTCAACCATTCATTTAGTATCATTTTTATTCTCCTTTCTTTTGAGTTTCCTTAAATTAATATTACGGTACAAACTATATTTCAAAACCATTTTTCATTTTCAATTCTGCTTCTACACCACAATGAGGGCAATGCATATGTTTGCCAATCATTTCCCATCCTAGATACAAATTCTTTTTATTAGGTGTTGCGGCATAACTCCACCAACAATTACATTCACCACAATTATAATGATATAAAGTTTCACAAACAAATGTATGATGTTTTGAGATTTTTTGTAGAGAATCAGACCCACCATTACCATTTCCGTTCTTCTCGACTATTTCAACATCCACCAGTTCTTCATAATCTTCATAAGCATCTTCAACTTCGTTATTCATAATTCCTTTCACGATAATAAAAACTCTTTGTTAAGTAGAATTATCATCTCATTGTTTAACTAATTCATTTACTTCTTGAGTTAATCTCAAAATATCTGTACGAATCATTGCACGTTTAGACAATATTTCTTCATTCCACATTTCTTTATTAAGATATCTCATTTTAAAATGTTTACAATCGTATTCGTGTTTATGTAATTTTTTTTTAAGATATTTAATTTGTTCTAACATCAAATTAATTTTTTCTTGATTTTGGCTCGTCATGTAATTTGTCCGATATAACATTCACTGCACGAGTATCACAATCATCTAATCTGCGATTTCGATTTTCAAAGGAGGCACCAATTTCTGAGATTCTATTCATCAATTGTTTTAACTGTTTTATAAACCAATTAATCATAGTTTTAATAAAACTTCCATTTTTGTTGTATTTGCACAAGTATTTAGACTTTCATCATATTTTTTTATATATGATACTTGTGGGACTTTTATTCTATTACATTGAAGAAATTCTTCTGGAGTTCTTGTTACACCTGTACCTATTTCATAAATATCACCCATATTACCAGATACCAATAATTTTCGTATGCACCGCACTACATATTCAACTGATGTAAAATCTCTGCTATTCACTGTCAAATGTTCGACTTTACCTTCTTGTGCCATACGATATAACATATCTGGTCTACCTTTTTCACCATAGACTGTAAAGAATCTCATTCCAATTGCATTGGGAGGAGCAATATGTTCTACTAGTTTCTTTGTCATAGCATACGGGCTTTTCATTTCAAGTACGGATGAACTAGTTGCGTATAATATTTTAACGGGTTTATCTTTGTAGAAATTAAATAAACGTTCTGATACGAGGAAATTATCTCTATAAAATTTTTCTATATTTTCTGGTATCCAACTGGCTCTCACATTTGTTCGCCCTGCTAAATGTATAACATGGGTCACATCTTCTGGCAATTCACATTCCATAAGGTCGCCATTAGTGTATGGAACATCACGTTCATCACATGCGAGTCCCGAACAATTATCAATACCATATATTTTTATAGGTATAGAAGGCCGACCATAGAGATGGTCATATGTAGGACCATTTGCCATCAAATTATAGAAATGATATCCTATAAATCCTTTAGCGCCTGTTATTAACAGTTTCATTAATTCAAATAAGGAGAGGCCACATCTACTGCTTCTGGTGACATTTCTGCCATTTTTTTACAAAAATAATGAAATTCTTCCTCTTCATCCTCGCTATTATGTATTAAAGTAGCTTCATCATAACGATGAAATAATTCTTTAACTTCACGTAATTGATGAACATTAAATTTAATCGTTTTACCTTCATCAAATGCTAATAATTCTTGATTATTAACATCAAATTGTATATCTAATATTTTTGCCATTATTCAACATCATAGTCATTATCTAATTCTTCACCCGAATGAGGGTCAACTTCAGAATATTGAATATCATGTGCTTTTGAAAAAGCCAGTTCTTGTGGAGTTCTTTCGTCAGATGGTAACATATTAGAAGCAACTTCAACTCTTTTAGCTTCTAATTCTTGCAACAATCTATCACTCATTACATTATTAAAAAGGTCACGGGCATTATTATGTTCACCTGACATAATCTTATCTACTAATTCTTGGGTTTGTTCTGACATTTTTTTATATCCTTTTGATAAATTGGTAGGTCTCATTATTTATACAAAACACTCTTTTTGTATTTATATTTATTATATCATAAAAAAACGATTAGTCAAGTAATTTAAAATCTAGATATGAACCTCGCAATAGGTTGTATAAATGGAAGCATAGCAACTGCCATAACTGTATTCACTCCAGTATGCACAAGTGCAACTTGTTTTGTTATTCCTGTAGGTAAACCTTCCGAAACCATCAGTCCAGCTAACCAGATAGTTCCAGTAGTTCCTATGTTTGCACCAAGAACTGCCGCAATTGCAGAAGGTAGGGGTAATGCACCAGAAGCAACTAATCCTATAATTGCAGTAGTAGAAAGTGAAGAAGATTGCCATAGGAGAGTACATAATATTCCTCCTAAGAACATCCAATAAGGATTGTGAATAAAGACTTCAAGATGTTCTAGCCTACCCATATCCTTCATACCACCAGAAAACATCTTTAATCCAATATAAAATATTACAAGCCCAATCAAGGCTTGTATGACTGGGTTATTCAATTCCATTTTTTGAACTTTCTTAATAAGTTTTGCTCGTTTATCTACTTTCATAACATTATTTTTGAAATGCGGTTTCGTTATACTCCCATTTATAGAATTTTAAATCTCCTCCTAAAGTATAACCTTTACCTTTATTATCCTTCTCTCCATCCTCTCCATCCTCTCCTAATTCTGACTGAGAAAGCATCATATATTCTCCCTGTTCTGTTTCCATTTTCACTCCATCTAATGTATCATGACCCTCTTTAGAATAAACTATTTTATATGCTATGGGGACACGATTCTCTAATATCCAAAGATATAACCATACTGGTTCATCAACATAATGACTCAAATACAGTCCTTTTGTAGGATATCCTATTTTAGACATTCCTAAAATAGAAGTATATGTCCAATAAACTGATAGTGTCATTAATAAAAAGAAAGGAATGAAATAGAATAAAAACGCATAATTTTTACGTCTTTCAATCATTAACCACAAACTAATAATAGTCAATAATAGCAATCCAAATATCAAAAGACCAAACATCATCATGGTTGTGTCCCTCCATTAGGATTATAAGTGCTGCGTGTATTATTAGGAGAAATTTGCCTCTTTTTTAGATATGAAAAATTAGAATTGATATTTCCTTCTTTATTTAAGGAGAATCTAACAAATGTATGTTCAGCACCTCTTCTATCATAAACATGCTCTCCTGCCCAAATAATATTATAAGGATTTACCTTATGAACTTCTATCTTTACTATAATTGAATCTTTTGTAGAACCGGCTCTGTCCATTGTAACATGACTTGAATTCAATGTATTATAATCAGAATAATAATGTGCGTTCACAATATATTCACCTGGAATGATTCCTCGTATTGTAACCACTTCTCGATTTATTTTTACTGTTGTAATTGACCCATCAGCATTATAAACTGTATCATTACGCTCACCTAAATCATCTTTATCAAGATGCATATAATTTACCCGAGGATTTCTAAAGTGTACCATTCCTTTTATGGGGTCTTCAACATACAAATCAAAATCATCCGGTGCAGAACCATCCCACTCTAAAATTATAATAAACTCGGCCCTACGCTCAAAATCTTTTTTCTTTGATTCAGGCTTAATTAAAATGAATGCAATGATAAATAGAAAGGCAAACCCTATTAATATATTAAATAATATATCAATAAATCCTATTGTTGATTTAAATTTATCACGGGTATCTGGTCTCACTCTGATGCAACTTCTAAGTTTATTAATTGTATCTTAATAAGAATGGAACTAATCAATCCTATCAAAGTAGTGTACAATGCCGTACTCATACCCAATGCCATATCTGCTAAGGCTCGTTGTAACGTTGCAACATCTGATACATCTATATTGCTAAATGTTGTACTTAACATCAATAAAAACCCTGTTATGGTACCCACCATTCCCAATGCAAGACAAGTTTCTGCTATAAACCAACCAACTTCACTTGATTCATATTCATGATTCACTGCTACTGAATATGTTTTATTACCAATCCATACAGTTGAACATACAAAAATAAACAGTATCAAAATACTAATTTTTGTTTGGTCTGAATTATATAAGTGTTCATGCATGTCAAAATAAACTGCCATTAAAACACCAATTAGGGTAATGCATATAATGAGCCACCATTTCAAAAAAGATTGCATATTATCTCACGATATTATTTCTAAAGATTTTGTATTGGGGTCAAAACGAACTGTGACTGTCATTTCAATAGGCATAAATATCCCATCTTTATTGGGTATAGGAAGTTTACCTACTATTGCTCCTTCGAGTGCTTCAGCAACAGTATCGAAAGGATGTTCAGGGTCATTTTTTATAATTTCATCAAGTTCATCCTTTGCATCATCTGGTAAAAGGTCATCGATCATGTTGCCAACATGCTCTTTTGCAAGATTTTGAGCTTTATTTATTACAAGCCCAGAAATTACATTAAATAATAGTCCTGCTAACGGTAACATTATATCTCCTAATTAAGTATTGGTTGTATTGGCTCAGAAATTGTCATCCTTTTTTTACGTTCTCGGTTCATAACTTCCGCATTCAGTATAAACATAACCTTATCACTATCTATTATACATTCATCTTCTAATTTTTGTACAATATGATGTCCTGCATCAACCGTATCATGCCACGTTGATTCCCAGGTTCCTTTCACTTTCACAGGCCATTCTTTAGAATTTACATAACGATTATTATTATCTTTATTAACCCACTTTAAATGTAATATACCAATAAAACCAACTTCATCATTACCGACTCCCTGTATTATATCTCTAATTCCAAGACTTTGTAAAAACGGAAACTTAATATCATTATACAATTTATAACGAAATTGTGCTTCCAATACCTGCCGTAAATGATTTATCTCCACGTTCCTATTCTTCCTCCTGATATTATGATATCTGTATAACCTTCTTTAACTAATTTCAAAGTAAATTTTAAAATACTTTTCATTTCTTTTCCTTGAGCAACTTTCTTGCCCTTAACATAAACATATATCATTATTAATGAGGAAAAAATCTCAAATTTTTTGTGCAATTTAAATAAGAAATGATGTAAATTTAATCATTTACCTGCTTTTTTTAATTTTGTAATTCTTGTTTTCCAGGCAGGGGTATTCATATCTTTTTCTGCTTGTTTAATTCCTTCTAACATATGATGATAAGCATTCATACGTCCCTCAATATAATCATAATCATCAGCTTTTGCTCTTTTTAAAAAATCGTCTGACGCACGTACAAATCTTGCTTTATGTTGACTTAAAAGCATTCTACCGAACCCTTCAATCCAAATTTCAGGGTCTATTGCATCTTGTAATGTTTTAGGTGATGTATCCCAAATACTCGTTTTCATCTCACCTAATGCTTGATTAAATGTTTTCATTTTTTAAACTTTTCTTGTTAATGAAATAGGAGATAAAATTAATGCGTGAGGGTCTGTATCAGAAAAAATCATATCCTTGGTACTATAAATATTCTGCTCTTCGAATATATATCTTTTACAGGTTATCATTTAAGTATTTATATTATCTCATATCATATACATCTCATATCATATACATCTTATATCTTTACATTAAATAAAATTTAAATCAACCATTTTTTCAGGTTGAGTTAAAAAATCCATTAATTTGTTCACTTCAGTACATTTACAACAGACCTGACATACTTTATTATATTTGACTTTACGAACAAACTTTATTGCCTTCTGTCTTTGTTCTCCTGCCCATATATCAGCAAAGGATTTTTCGTATATATTGCCAAATGAAAACTTCTGTTTACCAGGATGATACGTACATATTTTAATTTCTCCTGTTGCATCTAAAATAGGCTCAAAGAAATGTCCTTCACAAGACCTAAAATTAAATACAGTATTGTTTTCAAGGTCCATTCTTTTATCATTACTCAAATTTAATTTAGGGTGTTGCCCCAAACTATCTAAATAACTCCACACCTCATTATTTACTTCTAATGTATCTCTTTCATTTGGTTTATAATAACGAGGTAATATTGGTCTAAATTGTAAATAATCAACCGCATCATCATTAAAAATCCATTCTACAATGTCTTTAGCCTCTTTTACTGTATACTCTGAACCCACATTAACATTTACACCCACTTTAACAGGGTAATCTTTCAATGCCTGAATATGTTTTTTAATAATTGGAGGCCCATTTACACCTTTATAATTTGTATATTTCTCTTCGTCAAGCGTATCTAATGATATTCTCATCCATTCAAAACTTTTACCAATTAGGTTGATATATTTTGACTTAAATACACCATTAGTCATCATACCTAATTCTAAACCAACTTCTTTAGCATGAGTGACCGCTTCCTCAAAATGCTTATAAAATGTAGGTTCTCCTTGTCCAGCATATGTGATTGCTTTACCGCCAAGTATTTTAAAATCTTTTTGATATTTTTTTAAATAATCAATATCTAAAGATTCTCCATGTATATTGTCTCTACCATTCTCTGTAATACACCAAACACAGGATTCATTACATCTATTTGTCAATCCTACTTCCATGAATATTGGACACGAGGTGTCACCCGTCTGCATGTATTCATTTAATTGTTCCCAATGTAAAAGCATCTTTGTTTGAGAACTGAATGGATTTCCTCCTGTTAGTTGTAAATAATTACTGTCCATTGTTCGCCCGAGGACTATTCCCATTTATAATTGTCCATTAAGATTTCAATCCCGTCTTCTATTGTTATTTTAGGGTTAAAACCTAACTGCTGTATCTTATTTATTTCGCATGAAAAATCATCGATGCCTACTTTTTTATGAAAATCTGGTATGTCAATTAAAGAATATGACCCGCACTTGGCAAATTCTATCATCAAATCTAGCATTATTCTGAATTGAATTGACCTACCTGTACCTAAATTATAAATTTCTCCCACATCACCTACCTCTGCTAAAAGTTCTAATCCATCAACAACATCATTTACATGTATATAATCTCTCTCTATTGTATTATAATCCTTACCTTTATAATTGTAACAACCTACAGTTTTACCTTGAGATATATCATAAGCCATTCTATTAAATGCCGCCTTCTTATTGTTTACAGTCTGTTCTCCTAATCCATAAACATTTGTCAGTCTAGCAATTACAGTATCTATACCCCACGCATTTGAATATATTTTCAAAAAGTTTTCACTTGCTAACTTAGTTGCAGGGTATAAACCTTGAGGATTTGGCAAAGTATCTTCTGTTACTGGTAAATTTTTTTGATTACCATAAACAAAAAATGTGCTAGTGTAAATTATTTTTGCAGATGAATTGTGTCTCTTACAGGCTTCTAGTAGTGATAAAGTACCATAACAATTTGTATCTAAATCAAGGTAATATTTGTCCAACATATGATAATTATGCACCGTAGATGCACAATGAAAAATATAATCACAATCTATAACTTCTCTGTCTATGTCAACAATATTCTTGCCTTTAGGATATAAAACAACATCACAATTTTTTGAATAATATCTTTCAGCAATATTTTGACCTATAAAACCATGACCTCCTGTAATCAATATTTTCATGATCTTTCCATTACTCCATAATTATTATTATTGCTTAAATCAAATTTGAAAATACACTCATCTTCTTTATATACATTCACGATTGGAAACCCAGGTGCAATATCTAAAAGAACCCAATTGTTGTGATTTAATTTCTTTGCAAATTTATATGAACTTTCATCACCATTTTCATTCGTAAATTTCAATTTTATCAAATATGATTCTTGAGGCAAATGATGGTGATACATAAAAACTAGGATCTTTAGTTTACCCTCAGTCCAATCTAAAAAAGGACAAATCATAACATCTGGATGTTGAGGATCTAACAATGGTAAATCAATTTTTTCTTGTTTGTCATGTTGGGCAATTACACCAAAACGACCCTCATTTTCTTCTCTCTTGTCTAATACTTTAAAATCAATCTTTTCTCGTTTCATTAAGGCATAATAAATTTGCTCTAATGTGAATTCAGTAATATTATTAAATGAGAAATAATCATCTTGTCGAAATATTTTTCGCATACCATTTTGTATGGCATGTGATGATAAGGTGAAAAACTCAGTATTTACAGAAGCACCCCAGCATGGTGTATAGAAATCATAAAAAATTGCATCATATTTTTCCAATAATTCATAGTGCAAAGATAATTTTTCCGACACGATTGGCTCACAATCGTATGTGAAAAATGTTATTGCCCTTGCATCATAGAGTTCTGTTAATACCACAGAAAGGTCATGATACTGTCTATGATTAGCATAATGTTTATATGGAATAGTTTTTGATATATTAAAACCTGGTCTTGGTAATTGCCAAAAATAATGTTTATATTGTCGAGTATGCGAATTTGAAAAATCTGCATTACCCATTAAATTATTTTTGTCAATTAATACTAAATCACATAGTCGTTGAATTCTTTCTTCAACAGTTATATGAGAGCAAAATGATATAAAACTATCTGGCCATTGTGTTCTAAGAGCAGTTATGAGTTCAATTGCATGTCCAATTCTATTCTCAGAAATGCAATGACCACCAATAGCAAAGAATTTTTTCATTATATAATATAGTCTCGTTGTTTTATTAAGGTCGATGCTACGACAAATGCCGTAGCATCAATATTTTAAATTATACCAGAAACAAATAATCAAGCAATTTCACCCCATGGCCCGAGGTATGTGTTGTCTAATACTTTAAACGTCCATGATTGCTGACCATAAGGATAATTCTCCCAGTCTTGCATGGCACCGTCAACCATTGATTGGTAACCGGTTTCAGGCTGAAAATACATGCTTGATGTGTACCAACGTGGGTCTGCTCCTGCTGTGTACCATTGATTCTCTCCCCAATTGTCCGCTACACACGGCAGTCGGATTAGTGCGGTAGGGTATTGGGGTGTTCTATCAATTTCTATTGTGAAGGCTGTTCCTGCGCCGGCGCCCAGATGCGTGTTCGGATCGAGGAAACTCCAAACTCCTGTTCCGGCATTGCCGATGGTTGAGGGGGGCAAATGGTCCGCTCCGCCCCATGTACTCGGAGCCATGCAGTCACCTGCTCTAATCTCCCACTGTCCTGCCATCATGTTGTTCCATATTTGCAAATCGATGTTCTGCGTTGTGTAAGTGCCGCCTGAAACATGTATGGTGGGAAGGGTGCCCCCAAAGGAGGTAAGGCCATTATATTCTATATAAGCAGGCCCTGGCTCTGCAAGTCCAAATGCAGTATCATCGTCGCCTCCAATATCCGATGTCATATTAACACATGCTATGGTCTCTCTTTGTGCCAGGACATTATCAGTTCCTCCAGCCGGTACTGTCCAACCTTGATGCATGACTAAACCTGATGGTCCAGTTTCTGATGCATCAGCACCATGACAATTTATTTTTTGTGCGGAAGTTAACCATGAAGGTTTACTGGTTAACTCATCAGACGCTTTAAATAATGGCATTAATTTGTTTTCCTTGTAGTATTAAGATTGCAGTCAATATTGACTGCAATCAATTATTCAACTCTTGATTAAGGCATTATTATTTGCCACGGCCAGCGGCTTTGGTTGTAATAGTTGGCCTCAGCCAAATCACTGAGGAGATAAGTATGATAATCTGTCTGCCCCGTTATAACGGCCCCCTCCGCAGTGTCGGCTGCTTGGTCCTGATAAAACTGGAACGATGGCGACGTATGCCCATACATACCACCCCAAGCACCAACTGTATAATCCGTCATCATACAGTTGATGGTAATGTCCGTAGCACTATAAAAGCCTGCAATCGCCGCATGGTAGTTGCCGTCATTCATGCCGGACAACTTCATTTTAAAGGGCATACCATTCGGCCATGGCCCAGCTGGATCCATCAGTTGTATGCGATAGGCGAGTGTGAGGTCAAATTGATCCCATATAGTGGCTTCATTGCCTGGTATTGTCGAGAGAGAGTCGTCTGTGGTTTCAAACCAATCACTGCCACTAAAAATTAACTCTATGCCATTGCTACCCCCCCAGTAATTTTGCATGGACGCCCACAGGGCCGCATTGGTCGATGGACTCTGCAAAAAACCCCACTGGTCCAAGCCATAACTAGTGCTTGGTCTGTCGGTCCATTGAAGTGTTTCGCCTGATTCTAGGGCTCCAGGGCCTCCCGCGATTTCTGCTGAAAAATCTGTGTCCGAATCAATATCAGATGTCATATTAACACATGCTATAGTTTCTCTTTGTGCAAGGACATTTCCATTTCCTCCAGCTGGTACTGTCCACCCTTGATGCATGACTAAACCTGATGGTCCAGTTTCTGCGGCATCAGCTCCAAAACATGTTAGTTGGTCTGCGGCAGATAACCATGCAGGTTTACTGGTTAACTCATCAGACGCTTTAAATAATGGCATTGGTATTTTCTCCTTTACTTATTTAAATTTCTTAATATCTGTTTATAATAAACTATTAATATTTATAATAATTTGCTGTTACAAATTCTATACGACCATTCATTCAATATATTTCATTTTTATTTTGTAGTATTTCTTTTACATCATTAATAAAATCTTTAGCACGTTGTCTTTGGGCCGCCTCTCTTTTAAGCCGTTTACGCAAAGAAGGTTTTACATAATACCTATTATCATTATAAGTTTCAATAATTTGTTCATCATTTACAAGAGATTTAAATTGTGAAATCAGTTTTTGATTATTTAAATATTGATTGCGATTTTTATTTTTAGACCTTACAGTAATCATTATATTCCATTAATTAAGTTAAATATTATATTAAATTTAAAATATCAAATCAAACATCCATACCTTCAGTTTTAAAACTGTTTGTAAGATTTTTTAGATATCCGTATGCACAAGATAGATAATTATTTTCTTTAGACTTTGCATTATCAAACGTACTTTCATCTATTTCAATAATAAAAGTATTTTTCATAAGTGGGGCCAAATCAGAATCTCTAGCATTCTTATTTCGAAATACTTCAAATGTAAATACATAATTTTTATTAGAATCATCTAATATGTCTTGTTTGGTATAATCTTTTCTTATTTTATAATAAGCGTCATCAACTTCCCAACCAAATGTACTCAGATAATTTTTCTCAATAGCCACGTTCTCCTCCTTCTTCATTATTTGGAGATGATTGTAAATCTGTAGTCTCTTTATGTTCAGGGTCATCTTTATCTTTAAACCAATAATCAGTCGCCTTAGATAATACGGCAACATAAGCTCCAACCATAATATTAACTAGGTCACGAGAAGATTGTGGTAATTCAATAAAAAAGAGTAACCAGACTAAAAATATAAATGTAGACACAATAAACATTGTAATAATGAATCTTGCACCAAAATTCAATTTTTTTCTAGTTTCAATAGACTGCAATTGGTTCCCCTTCATTAACATCATGTTCTCCATTATATTTCTTATGTCTATAATCAGTTATAGCCGCTTTAATTGCATCTTCTGCAAGTACTGAACAATGAATTTTAACAGGAGGTAACGACAACTCCTCAACAATTTCTACATTACTTAAAGACATAGCATCATCAAGATGTCTTTCTTTAACCCATTCAGTTGCTAAAGATGATGCGGCTATTGCTGAACCACACCCAAATGTTTTAAATTTTGCATCAACTATTTTATCATTATCATCCACCTTTATTTGTAATTTCATTACATCACCGCATTCTGGAGCTCCAACAAGCCCAGTTCCAATGCTTGGGTCGTTTTTATCAAAACTCCCAATATTTTTTGGGTTTTCAAAATGAGCTACTACTTTATCTGAATATGCCATTCAACTCCTTCTTATTACATGTCCTTAATTGGAGTAAAACTTTCACCACAACCACATGCGTGTAAACTTGACGTTCTTTGAATTACAAAACCTTGTTCTACTAAATTTTCATTCGTATAATCTATTTTAGCAGAACCTATAATATCATTTAAATCACGTTTTGAAATCACAATATTAAATCCATAATCTGTTGTAAACACTTCATCCATAGATGTTTTATCTAAATCATCTTCTGTCTGAAGGTCCCACTTCCATCCTGAACATCCACCAGGTTTAGCACTTAATCGTAGATGTTCATGTTCTTGTAATGCATCATTTACTGATTCACTTGCTCGTTCTGTTATATTTATAGTATACACTATTTTTTCCATTTGTCAACTTAATGTGACCCTATTAAATTTAACAATGCCTTTGCATGACTTGCATTTACCTTATTCTTTTCAGTATCAACATACAATTGTAATAACTTTAAAAGGTCATCTTTATTCTTTTTTGTAAATTTTGAAGCCTCTCCTACTTGAGTACCCCACATTGCAAATACTATATCACAATTTTGTTTATATGTATAAGGATTTTTTCCTGTCTTTTTATCATACTTATCTGTATTCCACACAAAGAAACATTCCCTATAATTTTTCGCAGTAAATATTTTTGCAAATGATGAAGGTACTTGTAGTTTATTTTTACCTATAATTTTTGGTCTATTATTAAAATAAACTAGCGTAAGCATTTCAAGAACACCATGTTCAACTGCCTTTTCACGTTCTAATTTCTCTAATGATACAAACTTATATCTATTTGCTCGTTTAGTCTGAGGAACTATATTTGCCATACTATACGTTGCTTTTAACGTATCCTTAGAAAAATCATGAGATGCATCTGATGCACCCAAATGACCTCTATCATATCCTGTGCCAGTATAATCTTTAGTAGACGTTGCTACCCTAGATTCTAATCTTTTATCAGTATAAAATGAAGGTCTTGGGTCAATATTGAGAAAATTAACTGTATCAGCAGTCACCTCTGTATATACTGCTATAGGAGATTTTCTCTCATAATCATAACATATAGTAAATGTATCTATTAATATTTGGTCACAAACACCGTTAGTAAAATGTTTTTTAATGTCCACATATTGAGATAAATTCACATCTCCATTAGTCAAAGGGTTAGCAAAAATAGGTAAAGCATAAAGCAACCACCCACACAATAATATAATTGTCCATACAAATACTAATTTTCTATTATGCAACATATGACATATCAGGACGAGTTGTTTTTTGTTGAAATTTTGCTTTTTGGACCGTTCTTTTTGCTATATTAAACACCTTTCCCGACTTTTTAGCTTCTTTTTGTTTTTTTTCTGCGGCTTGAGCAGCACGGTCAAGCAAGGTGTCAGATAATTCATCAATTGTTTCTGTATCTTCAATTGTTTCTGTATCTTCTTCTCTTAACTTATCAGACATTAATTGTTTAAATGTTTTCATATTTACCTTTTTTTCCTTAAATTGCGGCTACTTGGTTTTCAATATCACAGCCACATAGGTTGTCTTTAGTACATTCACACGGGTCACAGGTACAGTTTACACACTCGCATTGTTCGTTATTACACATTTATGCTCCAATTAGAAGGTTAATATTATTATTTATGAAATACTTAAAATCTGGCCAGCAATTATTGTAATTGCTAAAGATAACCCAATCAAAAATGAAGTATAACTATACCTTAAATATTTGAATTTATTTGTTGCAATCACTCTTCCAATCCCATATAGGTCTCCTGTAAGTGCATTAATAATTTGAGCATCAGTTTGCAAACGTTTCGCATATTCTTGTTTATACTCTAATATTGATATATGAGCAAAATGTCCAAAAAATAATGGATTATAAAATGGCGAGGTCTTATCTATTTTACCAGTTTTTGTTTTTGGAAAATCAATCTTTGGCATAATTACTATAATTGCACAAACCAATGCTATTACAGAACAAATACCCAAAGCCAACAAAGGATAAAATAATAACTCAGTTGTAATATTTGCAATTGTTATAGAAAAAACAATTGAACTGACTGTAATCATAATATTGGCTTTCGTATCAGCCATCAATGTTAATCTGAGTTGATAATTATAATTCAATCTCAGAATATTATCAACAGAAGTTCTATTCCCTTCTATATTTTCAAATATTTTATATGATTCATCATGAACATCAAAATTATTTTCATTCCAAGATATTGGTTGTATTGTATCTTTTTCTACAGATGCCATATTTTTAAAACCTACTTTTTACTATACAATTTTTCTGTAGGTACTTTTAATACCTGTAATGGAACTTTTACCTTTTTAAACATCTTATTCCGTATAATTGTTAAAGAAACTTCTTCTCCAATATTATATTTAATTAATTCTTCTGATAAATCCATTCCATTATTTATCGGCACACCATTCACTCCTACTATTACATCACCAATCTTTAATCCTATTGGCATATCTTCTGTTTTTATAATCAATAAACCAAACGTATTAGGAATGTCTTCTATTTTTATCTCTGCTTGTTTTTCTGCAATACTTTTTCTTTGTTTTTCTCTTAGTAAAGGAGCAATCATTACACCAATTGCTGGTCTATCAACTTTTCCTTTGCTCAACATAATCTTATAAGACTTTTCTACTATATCGGCTCTAATTGCAAGTCCTATTCCCGCATTCTCCTTTATTTTTGATATTATTGAGGAATTAATGCCTACAATCTCTCCCTTCATATTTAATAGAGGGCCGCCAGAATTTCCTTGATTGATTGCAGCATCAGTCTGTACTGCCGTTATATATGGATGTTTAGAATATCTATTTGTACTAGAAATTATACCCTTAGTAACAGTCCAGATCATACCCATTGGATGACCTATTGCAAATACCTCTTCTCCTTCTTTAATCTCATCCTTATAAAATTTAAGATGAGGTGTAATTGTATCTTTATTTAAAATTTTCAACAAGGCCAGATCCGCTAACGGGTCTTCTCCAATAACTTCTACTTCATATTCATTCCAATCTTCTTTGTCCCAAAAATATACTCTAAGATATTTCTGTTTATAAATACAATGGAAATTTGTTATAACATATTGCAATTCAATAACGGCTCCAGAACACATGCCGTTTTGCTTTAGATCTACTTCAAGATTATCATTTAAACTTGATATAAGTACAATAACGGAATCTCTAGTTCTCTCTATGATAGTAGGTAAATCATTATTATTAGTTGTAGTTGATATGGTACTCTCATGAACTGCACATCCTACAATAACAAATATAGAAAGACATACCAAACCCAATTGCTTGAGTTTTTCCATTCGTAATTTATCCTTGAAAAATTGATTCAGATTCATTAGATGATTCCTCTTTTGGTTGGTCTGGTAATGACTCTTCGGAATCTTCCTGTTTCTCTGGTATTACTGTCGAATTATCAATTGTAGGTTCATTATCACTTGTAGTTTCATTATCACTTGTAGTTTCATTATCTGTTGATTCATTTAGTGTCACCATACCTCGTAATGTACCATCATGTTGAATACACCGTATTGCCGTCTGTGTTCGAACCTCCCCAAAAACTTTTGGCTGTGTTATCAGTTTAAAATATTCTTCTAGATTATATTGATTTCTAATTCTATCTAATAAACAAAAACAATGTTCTAGAATTAATCTTTGTGCTGGTAGTGGAGGTATTCGCCCAATTAATGCAGGATTAGATTGTACTATCCATCGTAGTGTTCCTTGAACACACCCAGTAGTAATATCATAAATTAGTGATGATGGCCATCCTATTTTGATATAATCTATCTCTGATGCAGTTTGGAGCTGCCGCAACTTCTCCAAATTGTCTTCAGCTTTAGCCGTCCCCGTAAAAAATATTATAAATCCTAGAATAATACTTATTAAAAATGATACTGTTATAATATTAATCATATAAGTATCGTAAGAATAATCGTCATTGTTTAAGTCTCCTTCATTTATCATGTCGATTCTTTCTGCAAGTTTGTGGTCTGGCATTTCTTAATTATTTGGTTTGGAAGTTGTTTCTATGCATCCTTTTGTTGTATATCTAAATTGTTTCCAAATCTTAGTATCACTATTATATCGTAACCATTTTGCATTACCATGCTTGTCACAATATTGTGTTATATATTTTTTATTAATACCGTAAATCCCAGCATTATAATACTTCTCAAATCTGGGCACAGGGGTTAGACTAGTGGCCCACTTTTCATCCTCATATGGCGCACAAGAAAATAAGAATATTAACAATATTATTACATTAAATTTACTGAACAAATATTCATAATATAAGATAGCGTTATATTTATGTAGTTTCATTTAAGCGTGATAAATATCTGTAGGCATGACATTCTCCCAAAAGATTGTTGTGTTTAGGATAGAGGGAATGCACGATACATTCCCTCTATTTGTATTTATAACATTTACACCTTTTATCTATTTACTATATTCCACCAATTTAGCCTCAAACTCGTGCAGGCGGCGCCAAATTGACCTAAGTTCGGTAATAGTTGTCCAATTGTGCAGGAATAACGCAAACCCACCATGCACCTTACTAAACGCATTACTCACCTGAACCATTACTCCTAAAGTTATGGCCCCCGTAAAAAGTCCTGGGCCCATTATCACATAAGGTACAATTATCATAAATTGGTCATAAAAGTTCATCCATACATCAAAATATCCATAGTGCATATACAGGCGATGATAATTATAACGGATTCCCAAGAATAACTCACCAATAGTTTCTGGTTTAGCATAATTTACTTTATCATCTTCACCCAAAACCAAATCTTTTCTAAATGCAGCCTCAACTTTTTGATTATTATATTCCAATCCTGGAAGTTTCCAACCCACAAACCATGAAATTGCAAGGCCGCCAATCGAAACAATGAATGTACCCCATACTAAACTTCCTTCTATACTCTTAAATGGTTCAATATCAACCTTATCAGACAACGTATATAAAATCGGAATAAATGCAACCAATGTCATTATAGCACGAACAATCTGTAATCCTAATGATTCTACTATTCTAGCAAAACGATTACAATCTTCCTGAATCCTTTGACTAGACCCTTCTATGTCTTCCTTAACTGCCCTCCATCTTGGAATATAGGAGAAGGTAATTGCCTCTCTCCACCTCAGTCCATAGATTCTAGTGAACCAGTTTGTGAATACTGCAAGAAGTACATACGGAAATGCAATAACTGCAAAAGAAGGACTTCCTGAAAATCCTTCAAAGACATAACCCAATCCAATCAATTGAGTAAATAATTGTTCGATACCCTCTTGTGGGGCATCTTTATACTTAATTGCATTCTGAAGCAAATCATAAAAACCTCCATACCAGGTATTAATCGCAACACTCATCTGCACTTGTAACCATAACGAGAGCATAAGGCCTAAACCTCCGCCATAAGCCCACGATGCCCATTCCTTTGACCTATAAAAACTTTTTATCATAATATTCCTTTTCTGTTAACACAAACCGAAATTACATGGCCTAAAATATATTGCTCCAACAATTCCTAAAATTAAAGGCAATGCTCCCAAAAAATATCCCCAAGTAAGACCCAAAATAAAAATTTGTTCTAGTATCTCTCTAATTATTTTAATAACCACTTAAATATCCACTCTTTCTTATTCATACACTAAATGTCGTTTTAAAATATTTAAATATTCAATTATAGAATGGTCTTGGGCATTAATTTTCATAAAATCTTCTACTGGATGTCTTTCTTCCCAAATAAGAGTTTCAGCGTTTATTCTGACTCCCCAATGTATATATGGAAATGGAGGCAAATAAGGTACTGGGTCATCCTCTAAATATACCCGAAAATGAACATCATCTCCAAAATCTGTATTCGATATTTTTGGTGAACCAAAAGTATAAATTTGAACTTCATATCCGTCTTCTTCAAACCACAGTCCCATGATTTGAGCAATTGCACCACCAAGACTATGACCAGTAAGATAAATTGTCTGTTCTAATTCATACTTTTTTATTATTTCGTTATAAAGTTTTTCTGTCGCATATCTAAATCCACGATGAAGTTCCACATCAAGTTTTTCGTCTTCTATTACTCTAAAGTCTAAATCAGTAATTATATTTTCACGATTATTTGTACCACGGAATATAATAATAGTGACTCCACGATTTTCAATTACATTATATGCATATTCATTATTCCTTATTTCATATAATGAATTATCATAAATGTCTTTACAATATGTGGCCATCTCAACCAGTTCTTCTATGTTAACTGGTAAATCTATTCTAGTTCCCCTATCACCACTCATATCCAACCATTGATTTGTAAATGCACAACCACTAAGAACTAGAGCCACTATTACGATTATGAACTTCCACTTCATCTTTTTTTCTCCATGCTGTTGCACCTAGTATAGCTCCGAATGATAGGTGAAACATTGCGCCAGCCTGTAATGTAAGAGGAGCCCATCTACTTGTGTTCATTTTTATTTCATCACTCTCCATAGTCATGCCTATGTTCCACATCAAAGGAGCAATGAAAAAATCAACCAAACAGATAAACAAATATACTAATGCAGCCCAATCTCTCCAATGTCTGTTAATTGTTTTATTTATTTCAATGATACTCCTTTCTATATTTCATTCGAGATTCTTTTTGTAATAGTCCCCATTGTATATCTTGACAAATAACATCTAGCTTAATTAAATTTATTCTTAATTTTGTGACCTGTTTTGAAATTTCATTTCGTCCTTTATGATTTTCAGGCAAAATATCATATAGTTTTTTTGATAATTCGAGTAAGGATGGTAAATTATTAAACAGTTGTACTTCTCGTTCAATTTGTTCGTCTGTTCTCATAAAATTATTTAGGTAAGAATTATTTTAAAGGAGGCGCATATAACAAACCTCCATTAGTATATAACTCATTATGTCCACGACTCAACCCTAATGGTTTCACATGTTTATCATAAAGTTCTTCATAATTGCCCAATTGTCTAATTACCTCTATACTCCAATTTGCATTTAATGTCAATTTAACACCTAAATTATCGTGCCCCTCTCCGTCTCTTTCTCCCATAAATCTTTGAATTGTAGGGTCTATATTTTCTACATATTCATCAATATTTTTAGATGTTATGCCCAACTCCTCCGCTAAAAATAATACATTTATAGTCCATCTAGCAATATCAGACCACAACTGGTCTCCATATTTAACTGCTGGGCCTAATGGTTCTTTTGATATAACTTCAGGCAATATCATATGTCGTTCTGGATTAGGAAATGTAGTTTTATGCCCTGCTAATGCTGACATATCTGTACCATACATATCGCAATCATTATTAAGATAATATTGTTTAGTGCTTTCTCCAGGTGGGACAGGAACAGGAATAAAATCTATGTCCCACTTTTCAAAAAAATCGTGTACATTTTGTGCGGCTGTACTACCTGTATTATAACATATTCTAGCACTAATCATATCTTTTGCACTCGTAACGCCCAAATTCTTTCTAACTATAAATCCTTGTCCATCATAAAATACTGTTGGAAGAAATTCTATTCTCCAATCTACATCTCTTGAAAATGTCCATGTTGTTGTAGCAGATAATATATCAATTGTACCATCAAACAATTTTTCAAAACGTGTTTTACCATTTATCTCTTCAAATTTTATTTTATTTTTGTCTCTGAATAATGCGACTGCAAATGCTTTACAAATATCTACATCAAAACCATACCATCCTGGAGATACTCCATCATGTGTCTTATGAAATAATTCACTAAAACCTGGGGTATCAGCATATGTTCCACATATAACATATCCTCTTGCTAATATTCTTTTAACTGTAGAACCATACGTTGGATTATATTCTTCGCCAATTAGATACTCCATAACATGTCCTTTAGCCATCTTATGGTTTATCTCTACTTGTTTAAGACGTTTTAATTCTTTTTTGAGGTCAGCTAATTCTTCTGTTTTGATTGATATATGGTCAGTAGGTACAGGTACATCATCAACATTTTTCATCTCCTTTACATTTAAATCATTTTCTTCATCAAATTGTCTTTCAACTCTATGCATTGAAGGGATTGTAAATGTATCACCTTCATCCACCGTAAGGTCCCAAGTGTGATTACCAGTTACTTTTTCCATTGCAATTAAAAATTCACCTCTATCTTTATATCCTGCATCTTCCATCATAGCAGTAATATCTAATTTATTATTAATTGTGAATTTAGATTCAATAGTAATATCCATCCCTTGGAGAACATATCCTTGCGCTATGATTAATATCCAAAACATAGTTATCATTGCAAAGAAGATTTTATGTATCATTTAAGAACTCTGTATATATTCATTAACTCTTCATCAGCAATAGGAGTCGTCCTCGTATAATATTTTTGATGACCTATATTCATGAATGCCTTTAAATCAGCAAAACTAGGATGAGTTGTTTGCAGTCCAGATATTAAATGGTCAGGATGTAAATGACACTCTGCACACGCATTTCCTTTAGCAAATACTCTAGTTGCCGCTTTATATCTCTCACTTGTTACGAGAACTGAAGTAAGGTCCTTTTCAATCCAAGTTACTTTTTCATCAATATCTGGTATTACTAGGAATAGTAAATACACTAGTAATCCAATTGTTATAAAGAGATAAGTTTTAAGACTTTTTACCGCATCAAATGTATCTTCCTCAATCTTTTTGACAGGTTCAAATCTAACTTCTCCTTTTTCCGTTTCTATTTCTTGACCAATACCTTCTGGCTCTTTAGTTTTTTCAGCCATTAACAAACCCCTTATTCAAAAATATTATTTACTTTTTGCCTACCTGAGATAATTTAGCAGTAATTTGGTTTTGAAACCATTTTAAAACTATAGGAATACTCACATTTGAAGTAAGCCCAAATAAGAAACCTACAGGATACTTATAGGAATCGTATGCTTGTGCTTGTGGCACATTATTAAAAACAACCAATATTAACAGAAAACCTGAAATAGACATGCCTAAGTTGATGAATAGGTCAAATATGATGAGTAGTATATTCCCTTTATATTTTTCTTTATGGTCTTGACGGTAATTAAATAAAAAAATCCAAAAAGATGAGAATACTATGATACCAATCATAATAAGATTCATAGAGTTAAATATATCTTCCATTTAATCACCTTATATTGTTATTGTTTAGATTTCCATCCATGGAGAGTTCAATTATATTTATACACCCATGTTAGATATTGCTATCAATATATTCACTGGATCAGTAATTAATTTTTTTATAAATAATTCTTTATCAAATTGGCTGTGGAGGGTGGAGTCGAACCACCAAATTTATTCTGCCAACAACAGATTGCGTTTACCTATTTCGCCACTCCACAGTATTCTAATGCTTTAATAAGCCTTGTTATCCCGATTCCTCCTCCAAATCTAGGAAAGAAATCATGGCTTAAAAATTCATCTAATTCTTTTTCTACTCTATCATAACCAAATTTATCATAAAGAAGTTGAGAATATTCACCATCAGAAATAGTGTGAAATTGACTCTTCATTTCATCTACATTTGTTGATCGTTCGGCAGAACCTATTGTTTCCATTCCGCCCATAATAACATCGCATTTCATTGCAATGTCGCCTTCTATTTCTCTAGGAATCATAGAATCTTTTCCACCAACTTTCCATTTGTCTTTTGATACTTTCATATTCCAGAACGGTGAAGTATGAAAGGGGAAGTGGGTAAGAAAAAATACAGGACCATATTTTTCACATATTACTTTTTCATGATATGCTGTAATTTCTTGGTCATTGGTTCTAAACTGATTCACAACATCCATATATTTTCCACTTGGAAATGATGAACCAAACCCTAAAAAACTACATAAATCTTCTTCTAATTTAATTAAATCATCAAAATTACCAGGAGATTCAAACTCAAACATCGGAAAGATTAATTCATGTCTTCCATCTATTGGATTTGGTTCTTGTCTATAAGATGTTGAAACACAATAAACTCCTTTAAGGTCTGGTTTTGTCAGGAGTTCATATTCTAGCCACATTTGACCAGTTTGAGGAAGTGGCCAGACTTGTCCAGAATATTCAAAAGTAGTTACTGTAGTTGGGTCTTCACATGCAGCAAGAATCGAAAGACGACTTTGCGTGTGAACATCAAGAAATCCATGTTCATTAAAAAAAGTTCGGAGTTTATTTGTAATGGTGGTGAAATCTTGCGGTGATATTAATGTAGTCATAATGTCCAATTTCTTTTTTATTTATAATTTGTTATAATTTCATTTTATCAGTTCTTTAATTGTTGCTGGATAGATATAGTGTTCGACTTTACGTATTTTTTGCGTGATATCCTTTAACGTATCTCCATCCAATTTATGAATTGCTCGTTGGTCAATAATAGGCCCCGCATCAATCTTTGGAATAACCCAATGTACGGTTACTCCAAATACTTTACAACCATATTCCCACGCTTCTTTAATTGCATGTATAGTTCCCGAAAATGCAGGCAATAATGATGGGTGGACGTTGATGATTTTATGGTCCCATTTCTCACAAAAATGCGATGACAATATCCTACAATATCCAGCAAGAACTATCAAGTCTGTATCTTCCGGAATTACTTTTAATATTTTATTATCAAACATTACACTAGACATTGCTCGACCGCCCACATTATTTATGCGGCCGCTCGGCTGATGATATTCTTCTACATCTTTATCAACTATCGTAACAGGTATGTTTACATTTTTTGCTCTTTCAATTACATTAGCATTCTTATTGTCTGTAATGACACAATCTACTATAATACCACTATCGACAATTGCACTAAAATTTGAACCTTCTCCAGAGGCCATTACTACTATTTTTTTCAT